GTATTATGATATACTTAAAAAGCCATTTGAAGAGAAAAACATTTGGGACAATGGGAACTACTATCCAAAAGGCAGTATTGTACTTGCTGGAGACACTTACTATAAGGCAATACGAGATGTTAATCCAAGTGTAGATATTAGTACAACTACTCATTGGGAAGAGTTTACACCTCTTACGGAACAAGAAACCTTTTCCACTATGGTTAAGGATAGAGAAATTAACGATGCTATTCTTACACAAGCAGAATATGAAGTCCCTTATAGTGGTTATGATAGTGTAAAATTTTACATTGTACCAACCAACGAAGATGGAAAACCAGCAGATCCAAACAGTTATACCGTTGACAACACAGGAATAACAGTCGACACAACCAATGTTGATGTTGATGGGCAACCACAAAGCCCAAGAGCAAATGGTTACACACTTGGATACTTAACTGGCGACGGTATTGCTCCAAACGGTTTACCTGTTACGCCAGGCACAAGTTTCCCACAAGGCGCACAAGAAGGTGACTTTGCACTAAGATTAGACTATTACCCAAATAGACTTTTTCGCTATAGTGGGTCAAGATGGGTTAAGTATGAAGACGATGTGAGGACTAATTTGACACCAGGCGATAAAGAAAAAGCAGTTGCAAACCACGGCAATGTAAAATCACAGACACAACGTAGTAGTTTTGTAAATAATACTAATAAAACAGATACCGAGGATCGTGGACAGATTGACGAAAGACAACCTTTAAGTAAAATACTTAAACCGCAGGCTGATAATTAATGCAACAATTTTTTTATGATGAACAGATACGCAGATTCTTATTGCAGTTTACAAGAGTTTTTTCTAACTTTCAAGTAGAATACGGCAGAACAGAAGACAATTCACAAAAAGCATTGTATAGAGTACCAGTGCGTTATGGTGATGCTACAAGACAAGCACAAACAATTATACAACAAAACAGTGCAAATAGTTTGCCAGCAACACCACTGATGACATTTCATGTTACAAATCTAAACTATGCACGTGATAGAATACAAGAACCATACTTTGTACAAAAACAAAATGTAAGACAACGTTATTGGGATACCGAATCAGAATCCTACGAAACCACACAAGGTAATGCATTTACAATTGAAAAACTAATGCCAGTTCCATTTGATTTAGAAGTCAACTTAGACATATGGACATCAAATACCAATCAAAAATTACAATTACTGGAGCAACTACTGACATTGTTCAACCCGAGTTTAGAAATACAAAGCACAGAAAACTTTATTGACTGGACCAGTTTAAGTGTTATGTACTTAGAACAGGTTACTTGGAGCTCAAGATCAATCCCTCAGGGAACAGACGATCCTATTGACATTGCTACACTAAGATTTGTAATGCCAATTTATATTTCGCCTCCAGCAAAAGTTAAAAAACTTGGTGTAGTAGAAAAAATAGTTGCAAGTGTATTTGACGGAAACGGTGATATGTCAGAAGCTATTTTTGATAGTGATTTACTACTAGGCACTAGGCAATTGTTTACTCCTTTCAATTATCAAACCTTACTAATTGGAAACAAACTACAAGTTTTAGAAACCAAAGCAGTGGTTACAAACAACTCAGGTGTACAGGTTCCAACCGCACCTCCTAGCAACTTATTATGGCACACTGTAGTAAATTTATACGGAGCACTACGTAACGGTATCAGTCAAGTCAGACTAGACAATCCATATGATACAAGCATAATAGTAGGAACAGTCTCATATGATCCAACTGATGATAGATTTTTACTTTTTACAGTAGATGCAGATACTATTCCTGCTAACACACTTGATGCAGTAAATGCTATTGTTGATCCACAAGCAAAAGGTCCTGGCACTATAAACGGCTTACCCGCGGCAGCCGCTGGACAAAGATATTTGTTTATCAACGATACAGGTAGTGGTAGTACAACAGATCCAGGATTTGCACAAGCATGGAGAGGCACTGACGGTTCAACACTTGTAGCAAATACAAACGATATAGTAGAATATGATGGCACAAGATGGAATATTGCATTTGATTCCAGTAATGAAAGCAATGTACAATATGTGAGCAATCTTACTACTAGTGTTCAATACAGATGGGCCGCAGGTGAATGGCTTAAGAGCTATGAAGGTTTATACACAGAAGGTAACTGGAGTTTAGTTCTTTGATCAATGCAGTTGGAGTTTGGTTTTACAGTGTAAAAACAGACAGATATTTATATTTGCTACGCAATGACTCTAAGAATCCAGGTTGTTGGGGATTGCCTGGCGGTAAAGTTGACACAGGTGAGAATCTCAATGAAGCATTGCAACGCGAATGTCATGAAGAAATTGGATTGTGGCCTGATGTTATTAAACTAGTACCAATTGAAAAATTTACCAGTATCGACAACCATTTCAGTTATCATACATTTTTTTGTTTAGTTGACGAAGAATTTGTTCCAGTGTTAAACAACGAACATTATGGATATAGTTGGATAAAATCTGGAGTGTGGCCAAAGCCGTTGCATCCTGGGTTGTGGACTACTATTAATTTTGAAGAAATATTAAAGAAAATTGATACAATCAAAAAGTTTCAAATATCGCAATGTGAAACAAACTGACCGTACTTCCATTGAACAAAGTTTCTATTCTGTCTCCACTGATCTGGAGCAAGTTTACCATCTGACACATATATAAATTGCACAGTTGGATATGTTTGCATAATATTAGCGAGTTCGTTAATTTTCTTTTCACTAGGGCCTTCATCTTCGTTGGTTCCATCTACACCAACTAGGTATACTTCTTTGTGTCCATCAAAACATGCTAACCAGGCAGCAATTGAAACACTGTTTCCTCGTTCACCATATGGAACTAGATAAAATTCTCCTGGAGTAGAAATACAATTTCTTGCATTACTGTACACAGTTACTTTTTCACTGTATTTTTGTTCGCGTATTTCAACAAGTTTTTCAGGATTGTACTCTATGTAAAAATCACATTGCATCTCTTGCCAGCAACCTTCTGATCCGTAACTTTGTAAACGCTTGCGACCTAGATGCCATCCTGCATGTTTTTCTATGTTGTTTTTTAAATTGAATTTGCCGTGGAGTTTTGTATTGTATCTACTTTGACCATTTCCAATAACCACTGCACGTCCAGATATGTGTTGGTTTTCAATTGGATTTTCAATCCATTCACGTTCTTGAACTTTTTTACCATCTTTGATTGTGTTGCTTATAATTACAAACTCACCATCGTAATCACTTCTGTATCTTTCAGACACTAGAGCCTGCCTACAAGTACTTCAATAATTCCTGGCTCATCACCTGTTTTTGATTCTATTGCTTTGCCGATTGCACTTCCAGAAGGTGGATTGTGTATGTCTCTATGTGCTTCTGCATGTCCTGGTGTTGAACTGCTCACTAATATATCGCCTTTGTTAATGGTTCCTACAACTTTACAAGGTACTCTTCCTAGTAGAGCAATACTTACACCATTTTCCAGACTACTGTTCATCAAGTAACCAGGATTTGTAGAAACAACGCCAGCAATTGCTACGCTTCGATGTCTTTTGGTTTGCGTAACTTCTTCACTTCCGCCGAGCTCAACTACCGTGCCTGCTTCGTAATCTGCATCAGCAGTGTAACGTTCTGCCAAGTCAGCATATTTTGCTGAAGAAGCTGTAGTTGATGTGTTAGTCACTACTAATGTTTCGGTATCCGGCTGAAAAGTTAATGTGCCACCGTCATATTTTACAGCAGTTAATGCACCACTTGTTGTAGCGGCAAAATATAAGTTAAATGCAGTGGATGAACTATTGTCCTGTGATACAGTTGCACCTGCGGCTGCAAATGACAAGTTACCACTTGCATCGGTAACCAATGCTTGTCCTGAAGTTCCGTCTGCACTAGGTAAAGTAAAAATTAAATTAGAAGCAACTGTGCCAGGCGATTTGAATCCAACATAGTTCGAACTATCTGAATCACCTAGTCTTATTTCTGCTTGTGCGTTAAGTGTAAGGTTGCTAATGCCAGTTTCTTTAAGCAATGCAAATCCGCCAGCAGTACTACCATCATGTATTCTAAGTGTATCTAGTGTTGTATCAACACTAAGCTCACCAGCAGTACCTGTGAAGTTGTTGTTCTGTGTGGTTGTTCCACGTCTAAATTGTAGTACGGTTGGCATTGTATTCTCCTAGCAGTGTATTTATTAACTTAATACACCTAAATCCGTTGGCGATAATGTTGATCCTACAGGATCCATCATGGTATATATTTGTCCGAGACTTACACCAAATGCATCAGTTGCACCTGTTTCAAATGGCGTCTCAACACTTCCTGTTTGATCATATTGTTTTGCTAAATCAAAGTTGCCTTCTGAACTTGGTAATGGCGTTACACTACTATTTGGAAATGAATCTCCTGATCCGCCTCCACCGCCTGATTGATCAACAAATGATAATGTTCCACTTCCGTTAGTCTGCAATACTTGACCGTTTGATCCATCAACTGGTAAAATAAAGTCTACATCACTAGTAACTGTTGCTGGAGATTTGAATCCAATATAATTACTACTGTCACTATCATAAAATCTTGCGTCTTGTTGTTCTCTTATTTGTAAGTTAGTACCATTCAACAGTTGTAAACTATCAGACCTTAGTCGCATATTGATGTTGTTTGAACCTGCCTTACTGTTAGTAAATTCTATTAGTCCATCTTCTGAGCCATCACTTGCGTCTTGTATTTTTCCTGTGATTTTTGCATATACAACTTCTTGGTCAGCATCATTCTCACCTTTAAACTTTAATTGTCCTAAGTAATCTGCATCTGCAGGTGATGCACTATTACGTTTTAGTGTAATAACTGGTGCTGCAGTGCTTGAATCTTCAGTGGTGGTTATTAATAAACTGTCATCAGTGGTTGTATTTGCAATGCTTAGTGTACCAGTAATACTACCATCGCCAGTACCAGTGAATGCATTTATTGTGGGATTTGTAAGTGTTTTATTTGTTAGTGTTTGTGTAGCAGAATCAACAACCATATTTCCAGCACTGTTTGGCACAGTAATTTCACTTCCACCAGACGTTAATAAAAGATTTGTACCATCTGAACCAATACTCTCATTTGAATCTACAAATTGTAGTTCTACAGCAGGAGTTCCAGTTCCACTGTTGGTTAATTTAAAACCAGTGTTATGTACATGTGTTAATCGTATTTCAAAATTAACACCTGCGTATACGGTAACGGCGTCATCAGCAGTCTTAGAACCCCAAAAGTAACTACCTTCTACGCCATTATTGAACCGAGCGGTGCCGGCCACAGACATATCTAAGGTGAGGGCAGTGATTGTTGCACCACCATCGTTTCCTCTGAATACAATATCAGTATTACTGGTTGTAGGATGTATGGTAATAGCTGATGTTGAAGTAATTCCACCTGTGCTGACGGCCACATTTCCTGTAACCGTTGCACCAGTTGAACTAGTTGCGAATTTTTCAGAACCATAATGAAAAAGTTTTGCTTCGCCAGTTGAACCATCTGCTTGAAAATATGTAGCTAACCCTGCTGAACCATCGTCAGATTTAATTAAAATATCATGGTCATCATTGGTTTGTTGAATTATTAAATCACCTGTATCGGTCAAACCTCCTGCATCTATATATGAGTCACCATTATAGTATATTTCCAATGCAGCTGCATATGTTTGAAATTTTGCTCCGCTAGTATTTAATAATACATCACTGTTAAAGGTTGCTGCACCCTTATCTGACATATCAAATGAGAGTGCCGTAATGTCTGAACCACCATCTACACCCCTTATTGAGAAATCTTTATTTGACTCTGGAACTTTGAGGTATACCAGGTTATAATCAGGCATAGTGGCTAATTCTAATCCAATTGTACCATTATGCATGAACTGGTTGAATCCAACACCCGCCTGAATATTATAACCAATGTTACCACTTGATTCTAAGTTTCCAGTTAAAACATTACCAACTGCTAGATTACCTGTAGCGGTAATATTACCTGTTGTAGTCAAACTTGTAAGTGCCGGAGTTAAACTTGGCGTAATTGTTAGTGTATCAGTACCATCGTTAGTTGTCAGTACAAGGTTAGTACCCGCAACCATTGTAAGTGTATCACCAATCTGATCTGCTACAATACTGTTTTGGCCGCTTACTGCAAAAGTACCATATGCGGCATTCCCAGCTCGAACAAATGTCATTGTGGTTGAGCCAACTGTGATTGGATCGTCTGTGGTTAACTTCCACTGTGTATCAGCGTAGGTAGTACCTTCGGTGATCATTATTATTGTGCCGGCTTTTATCTCGCCAGTTGCATCCGCATCTAAACTTCTTGCCCAAGTTCCGTTTGAACCTGCACCTACTGTGGTTACATAGTAGATTCCGTTTTCACTGCCTGTGGTTTGTGCAGTCACTAATACTCTGTCTCTTAGTGCTAGACTTGTTCCATCTACAGTTGCTGGAGCACCACCGCTGAGTGTAACGTTAGCAACTGTAACTGCTCTGGCGGTTTGCTTATAGTCTATGTCCTGGAGTTGATGGGCACGAGGCCTAGTTAATCCCATAGTATATCCTTATTCTTTGCAGTATTTATCTGGAACTACGGTCAAAAAAATAGCACCCGAAGGTGCTATTCTTAAATTTGTTTATGAATTACATCATTAATGCTAGTACTTCAATAACGCCATCGCCGCCTGCATGTGCTTCGATTGCTTTACCAATTACAGTACCAATTGCTGGACTGTTATTAGCCATTGCCATACCATTTCCTGCACTAACCATTAAGTCACCAGCCGCTACTGCGCCTGTTACTTTACATGGTACACGACCTGCTATTGCTAATGAAGTACCTTCTTGATCACTGTTCATCAAGTAACCAGGATTTGTAGAAACAATACCTGCTACTGCATGATGATTTGCTTCGTCACAAACTGCAACTTTTCCATCACCTGCAAAATGTACAACTGTACCTGGTAGAATTGGTTCATCTGAAGCATAATTCTCAGCCAAGTCAGCGTATTTTGCTGAAGAAGCTGTAGTTGATGTGTTAGTAACAACTAATGTTTCAGTATCTGGCTGAAAAGTTAATGTACCACCATCATACTTAACTGCTGTCAATGCACCTGAAGTGGTTGCGGCAAAGTATAAGTTAAATGCAGTATTAGAACTATTGTCCTGTGATACTGTAGCACCCGCTGCTGCGAATGACAAGTTACCACTTGCATCAGTTACCATTGCTTGTCCCGCTGTACCATCAGCTGCCGGCAATACAAACGCTACGTTAGAACTAACTGTTGTTGGCGCACTTAATGTTACAGTATTACTACGATCTCCATCATAGAAGATTGCACTGTCTATGTTTGCTTGTGTCCAAACTTTGGTAGCACTACCTAAGTCTTGCGTACCAGTTACTTTTGGAAGTAGATCACCAACAATCTCAACAGTTGCAGCTCCATCTAACGCTTCTATACTTGCACTTAAAGCAGCATTTGAAATAAACGTAATAGTGGATGTAGTTGTAATTTCTCTAACTTCAATTACGTCACCTGCTAGAGGTGCTTCAGTAAATGTTAGTGTTGTTGTTGATACCGCATAAGCTGTTGTTGGTAACTGTACCACACCGTTTATTGAAACAATACAACTTGCAGTTGTTTGAGATGAACCAAGTGTAAATGCTACAGTTGAATTGTCACCTGCAAAATTTTCAGTTGCAATAACTGTAAAGTCAGCACCAGCTGTTGTCCAACTGTTTGAATCATAAAATTCAAAACTGTCTAATGTAGTATTGAAACGTATCATACCAGTTGCGGCAGTTGGTCTTTGTGCAGTTGTTCCTACAGGAATCAATATTGAATCTGTACTATCTACTTTAAGTGTTGCACCTGTTGTTGCAGTTGCAGTTGAAATCAACACAGTGTCTGAACCAGCATCTGTTCTAAACAAGTTAGCATCGCCGTTACCTTCAACAACAAAGTCTAAGTCTGCTGATGCTTGGTTAACAGTAATTGCTGACGCTGATGAATCAATGTCACTACCTGTAAGAGTCATACTTGCAGTTGAAAGTGTTGTTACGCCTGCAATAGCTGCGGTTACATTACCTGCGGCAACGTTTCCTACACCAGTTGTAATATTACCAGTTGTGGTTATTGTGGTTACACTTGCAATAGCACCTGAAGTAATAGTTGCTGTTCCATCTGTTAGTGTAGCACCTTGTACTGTACCAGTAGCAGTAAAACTGTCACCGTTAGCAACACCAATATTTGGAGTTGTTAGGTTAGCACTTGTTTTAACAATAACTGCGTCGCCTGATATAGCTGTAGTAACATCATCAACGTTAACTGAAA